ACCTGGCCGCCGATGATCGTCTTGCCGTCCTCGCTGGTCTGCGCGACCTCGCCGCGCATTTCCAGCACCCGGTGCCAGTAGCGGCGTCCGATCTCGTCCTGCAGCATCACCGACAGCGACGACGCGTCGCTCGTGACCTTGCCGCTCGACGGGTCCCAGCGCGCGGCCGCGGCGACGATGCGCGCGTCGCCCAGCCACATGCCGAGCTCGCCGTTTGCCACCCGCACCACCGGCTCCGCGCTGTAGCGCCTGAGCCTGGCCGGATCGAGGCGCATCTCGTGCAGCGGCCGGCTGTGGAGCTGGTACTGGCTGTCCCACTCGTTGACGGTCTTGCACTTGCGCCGGCGCGCGAGCATCTCCTTCGACCCGAAGCGCTCCGGCCAGGCGCTGCCGGCGTAGCAGTCGAGCAGCGCAGCCGGCGCCGAGAGCGTGAGCGCTTTGCCGCGCAGCAGGTAGTCCTTGCCGCGCGTCAGCAGCCGCGCCTCGGCGCCGATACCCGAGAAGACCAGCTCCGGCACGAAGCCGACCTCGAGCACGCCGGCGCCGACCGACTCGAAGCGCTTCTCGCGCGCGAACATTGGGATGGCGAGCCGGTCGGCGCCGGCGCGCGTCATCTCGTCGTACAGGCTGTCGTGCGTGTGCGGCGTGCCGACGAAGAGCTGCCGGGCGCCTGGCACCATGCAGTGCGTCTGCTCGCCCAGCCGATAGCGCATCTTCTCGCGCGCCTCGGGGTTCTGGATGTTGCGGGGCACCTCCACGTCGTCGTTCTGCGCCTCGTCGCAGCGCGAGCTCGTGATGTTGCTCGTGATGCCGGCGGCCTGCATCGACGGGTTGCGCTCGTCGGCGGACGCGGCCACCCACCAGAACGATTGCTCGCCGCGCAGCGCGAGGGCCGGCTGCGCGCGCGTGAGCGGGTGGCGTTGCAGGACCGAGCGCGTGTCTCGGCTGGTCTTGTAGGCGGTGCGGTCCTGGTCGCCCTGGTGCAGGATGCGATACGACGGGTCGGCGTAGTAGCGCCAGGCGTTGTACACGGCCAGCAGCGTGCTCTTGCCGAAGCCCCGAAAGCACAACAGAACGGCAAGCGCACCGCGGTGCTGCAGCCAGTGCACCGCGCGCCAGTGCACGTCCGGCACGTCCCACCCCTGTTCCTCGGCCCACAGCGCGAAGAACGTGGCGAAGTCAACCGGTGCGCGTCGCGCGGCCATCGCCGGGGGCCGACGCGCGCTTCATCGCGCGCGCGAGGGCGTCGCTGGCGCGGCGCTCGGCTTGCCTGATGCGCTTGTCCAGATCGTCCTCTTCGTCCCCGCCCGCGGACGGGTCGTCGGCGCCGGTACGCCCGATGAGGTCGAGCGCGAAGCGCAGGACGCCGCCGGTGGCCGACGCGTTCTTCTTGCTCCAGTAGCGGTCACCGCGCTCGCGCTGCGTCATGTCGCTCTCGTGCCCGGCGCCCGGCCAGGTCGCGGGGTCGGCTTCGGTGATGAACGCGTCGACGAGCTGCTCGGCGAGTTCGGCGAGCCGTTTGGTCTGGTCCGTCCTCATTGCTTCACCTCCCCACTGCGTGGCCGAAGTCCGGCGCACTGTCCGGCAGGGCCGCGCCCGGCGCCCACCAGTAGCCCTGCCCCCAGTCCTTCTGCGCTCGCCGCTGCATGCGCGACAGGTACCCGGGATTGACCGCTTCTTGCAGGTTGAACAGCGCCCAGTGCTCCCATGCGGCGCGGGTCTGCCACAAGTTGCCGTAGGGCAGTTGCGAGTTCGTCCAGCGCAGCGCCTCGGCCGCGATGTGCGTGTCCTTGCCCTTGGCCGCCTCCCAAGCGTTGACGACGCCCAGGTCGCCGACGAGCCCCGCCGCCGCGCCGGCGGCCGGGCCCAGGATCGAGCCGACGGTCTGCTCGACGCTGCTGCTGCGCTGCTCGGTGGGGTCCTTGAAGATCAGGTCGCCGACGTAGCCCATGCCGCCGCCCTGGGTGTTGGCGCGCATCCAGAACTTGCCCTCGGTCATGTCGTAAGGATCCTTGCCCTGAACGAGCGACTTGGTCTGCAGCACGACGGCGCCGAGCATCGTCAGCGTCACGTTGAGCGCGGCCAGCAGCGCGATGCGGTTGACCGCGGCGCCTCCTGCGCTCGCGGCGCCGTAGCCAGCCGGGGCGCCGTCGAGCCCCTGCGGCGTCTCGAACACGCGCCGCCAGTGCCTGGTCAGCATCGCGATCGGGAAGCTCTTGAACTGCATGAAGGAGCGCATCGCCTCGCCGGCCACGGTGCCGGCCGGCATGCCGCCGGCGGTGACGATGGCGCGCGTGGCCATGTCCGGGTTGATGACGGCGAACTGCGCCTCGTCGCTCACGAAGGCGAGCCACTTCGTGGCCGCTTCGCGCGAGAGCGCCTCGTTCACCCCCGCCACCGCGTCGTGCGTCAGGTACGCGAGCCCGTTGCGTTCGGTCGGCACCGCCCGCGTGATGATCGACCAGTCCGCCTCGGTGATGCCCTTGCGCTGCATCAAGTGCCGGTCCCACGCGTCGAGCTCGCCCCAGGCCTTGCCCAGCTTCTTCGCGAAGCCTTGCATCATCGTGGCGGCGAACGCGCCGCGCAGGCCATCGGTCCACGCGTTGAGCAGCGACAGCTTCATGACGCTGCCCGCGACGCGCCCGGTGAGCGAGTGCGTCATGTGGTCGCCCGTCCAGCGGTTGAGCGTGGTGGTGAGCGCCTCGCCGATGACGCCGTGCGCTTGCAGGAAGTCGCTCTCTTCGCTGCCCGGCTTCAAGCGCCGGCCGAGGTTGGCGAGCATGTCGAAGTACGGCAGCCGGTTGTAATGCAGGCTGGCCGCGACGGTGCCCAGGTCGGTGATGGAGGTGAGCATCGCGCCGCCCAGCTTGGCCGCGGTCTGCACGTTGCGCACGTTCTGGCCCCAGAAGGCCACCGTGCGGTTCTCGGGCGAGCCGCTCGCGCCGCTCAGGATCGACCAGTAGGCGTCCGGGGTGTTGCCGGCGCCGCGGTTGGCCGCCGTGCCGATGCCGTCGGCGCGCTCGGCCAGGTCGTTTTGCAGCCGGAACTGTTGTTCGGGGTTGGGCCCGTAGCGCTCGACGAGGCCGATGTCGCGCGCCATGCGCCCGACGTGGCCCACCATCGCGTCGTACAGCGACCCTTCGCCGAACGCCTTCATGTAGGCAATCCACGCGTCGCCGTCCTTGAAGTGCAGCACGCGGTGATCGCTGCCGTGGTTGGCCCTGGCGCCGCTGCCACGGTACTGGCCGGGCTCGACCTTGTTGTCGCCGCCGGTGGCGATCGTCTCGTGCGCGGCCTGCAGCACCCCGAGCAGCTCGGCGTCGCCCAGGAGCGTGCCGTCGGCGCGCACGTACTGCTCGCGGTCGAGCAGCGGCAGCACCTCGCGCGCCCAGCCCTCGGCGCCGGCCTTGGCCACGCGCGCCGCGTCGTGCGCCTGCGCGAGGTACCCATAGCCGAGCTTGCCGATGGCGCCGCCGGCGGCGTTGAAGCGCTGGCGCATCTTCTCGATCACGTCGAGCCAGGCCTGGGCGCCGGCCTGCGCCGCGCGGTTGCCGGTGTGGCCGTCGGCGCTGGCGAAGACCTCGCGCACCACGTCGCCCGTCATTTGCGGGTTGTCGAGGTCGAGGATGCGCATGCCCAGGTTGCGCAGCACGCCGGTGCCGTCGCGCGTCTGGGCCGCGTCGATCATGTCGGCCAGGCCCGCGATCGACTCGTTGCGCACCGCGTGCACGTAGTCGCTGGTGTTCTCGATGTCGTGGATCAGGCCCTTGGAGCGCGTCGCTCCGACCAGGCGCATCTGCTCGGTGATGCGCGTCTCGCTCTCGGCGGTGCGCAGCACCTGCAGCCCGGCGCGGTACTCCTTGAGCGCGGCTTCGGCCTGCACGTCCTGCATCGCCTTGGCCGTGGCCTCGGCCATGCGCTGGTCGCGCGTGAGGCCATGCCAGCGCTGGCGGTCGGCGCGCGCCAGATCGCGCATGCTGGCGCCGAGCGCGTCTTCGAGCGCCTGCATCTTCGCGTCGCTGATCTGGCGACCGCTTGCGGCCGCGCGGACGGTCCGCACACAATCGGGGTGCATCGCCATGGGTCAGTTCCTGCCTTTGCTGCTCTTCGCGCTCGCGTGCTCGGCCGTGCTGCTGTTCGCCGGGCTGGGCGCGGCCGGCAACCTGCGCGGCGCGCTGCGGTACATGTTGATCTGGGTCAAGTGCGTCGGCGCGCTCGCGCTCGTCGGCGTCGTGCTGTCGCTCATCGTGAGCTTGTTCACGCCGTCCCCCTAGTCAAGGCGCACTCGGCGGCCACGCGCAGCAGATCGGCGTCGAGCGCGCCGAGTTCGGCGTCGGTGCCCTCGGCCGCCTCGCGGCGCACGCGAGCCATTTCCTCGGCCACCGTCACCGGCTGCCCGTTCTCGTCGTGGCGCACCACCAGGTCGGGCGTGCTGGCCTCGACAGTGGCCACGCGATCGGTGACGAGCCGCACCAGCCCGTCGGGGTCGGCCACGGCGGCGCGCTCGCGCAGCATCTGCGCCATCAGGCGGTAGCGCGCGCCGAGCTCCGGCGTGCTGGTCTGGGCCTGCGTGAGCAGCCGCTCGGCCTCGCGCAGCAGCCCTGCGGCGCCTGCGCCAGCGCGCTCGACGGCGGCCGCCAGGGTGCTGGCGTTGGCGCTGGCCCTGGTCAGCTCGGCGAGGGTGGGCAGCCCCGCGCCCTCTGGCGCGACGGCCGCAGCGGTCAGGC